GAAGGTGGAACCCGCCTCAATTCGCCTATTTCCCCCCTAGTTAAGCCAAAAATGGCGGGTGTGAAGGCATCGACGAAGGAGCGGGGGTACAGCGGGACACATCAGAAGCTTCGCCGCCAGTGGGAGCCTGTGGTGCGTGCCGGCGGGGTTCGTTGTGTCCGGTGCGGAGGCAGGATCGGGCGGACTGAGCCGTGGGACATGGGTCATGTCGATGGTGACCGTTCCCGGTGGTCGGGGCCGGAGCATCTGGCGTGTAATCGGGCGACGGCGGGGCGGAAGCTGTGGCTGCCGCCGACGGTCGAGGTCGAGGAACGCGACGGGCTCGCATGGTCGGACAGGCGATGGCAGGTGCCGTGGTTGAAGGGACTGCGGAGGCCGCCGGCGGACGGGATGTGGCCGCGGTTGATGACGGTGCCGCATCCCCGCGCGGTGGGGAGCCTCGGCCCGGACTTCATTCGGTTCGCGGAGGAGCGTTCGGGGAAGCCGCTGCGGTGGTGGCAGCGGTTGGCGGCGACACGGATGCTCGAGGTCGACGCCAGGAACGAGCTGTGCTGGGAGACGATCCTGCTGTCGATGCCGAGGCAGCTGGGGAAGTCGTGGCTTTTGCGGGAGTTGTGTTTGTGGCGGATCCATCAGGAGCCGTGGTTCGGGGAGCCTCAGGATGTGTTGCATACGGGGAAGGATTTGGCGGTGTGTAAGGAGGTTCAGCGGCCGGCCCGGATTTGGGCGAAGGCGCAGCATGGGAAGTTCAAGGTGCGGGAGGTGAACGGGCAGGAGGAGATCGAGGTGCTCGCCGACGGTTCCCGGTGGATGTTGCGGGCGAAGGAAGCCGTGTACGGCTACAGCGTGAGTTTGGCGGCGGCGGATGAGGCGTGGAAGGTGAAGACCTCGAGCATCGAGGAGGGGTTGGAGCCGACGATGGTCGAGCGGATCCAGCCGCAGCTCCTGCTCGTCAGCACCGCGCATCGTTTGGCGACGACGCTGATGCTGTCGAGGCGGCAGCTCGCCTTGGAGGCGCTCGAGGACGGCGCCGGCGACCTGCTCCTGGTCGAGTGGTCAGCCCCCAGGGGTGCGGCGCTCGACAATGTCGAGGCGTGGCGGCGTGCGAGCTCTCACTGGTCACCGCGGCGGGAACGCACGATCCGTAAGCAGCTCGAGGCGGCCATGTCGAACACGTTCGAGGATCCGGAGGAGAGCGACCCGGTTGCGTGGTTCCGGTCGCAGTGGCTGAACGAGTGGCCCACGAAACCGGAGGAGACCGGCAGCACGGAGGATCTGTTGCCGCCGGGGCTGTGGGCTGACCGGGCTGAGGCGGGGGTGACATCCGTGGGGCCGGTGTGGGTTGCTGTGGAGGACAACTGGGGCCACGGCGCCGCGGTCGCCGTCGCCGGCAAACTCGCCGACGGCCGCCTGGAGCTGGATGCGTGGATGCGGGACGACTGGGCCACCGCGATCGACGACCTGGGCCGGTTGGGCCGGCCGATCCGTGAGCTGCTCGTGGGCGCGTCGATGCTGACGAGCGTTCCCGCGGACATGGCACCACGGCCGCAGCCCGCCACACAGACCCAGACCCGCGCCGGCCTCGCCCTCCTCCGCGACATCGTTTTGAACGCGCAGGTCGTGCATGACGAAACCACGGTCGAGCTCGACGAAGCCCTGGCGAAAGCCCAGGTTCGGGAGGCTCTGACCGGCCTGCAGCTCGTCGTGTTCGACGAAGCGCACCTCGTCAAGGCGGCGGTGTGGGCTTTGGCGGCGGCGCACCGGCCGACACCTGTCCCGAGTATTGCCTAGTATCCCGGTAGGGAATGGGCCTTTTCACCCGTGCGATCCGGCCCCCCGACCCCGAGATCCCGAACTCGAATGATCCGGCGTCGGTGCCTCCGGCGACCGTAGGGCCACCCTCAGCACGTCCCGGTGACCCTCACGGCGTCACGTTCGAGGGTGACATCCCGCCCCGGACACCGCTGCCGATCATCCGGCCGTCCGCCTGGTCGGGCTGGCCGGCGGAATGGCAGACCCCGAACTGGGGCGGCCAGGTCTCCAAGCTCACCGACACCGCATGGGCGTGCCTCGATCTGAACTCGGGTGCGCTGTCGACGATGCCTCCGTACCTCGTCGGCGCGGCCTCGAGCCTGAACGCGGACTGGATGACGAACCCACATCCCGACCTGTACGTCAGTTGGCAGGAATTCGCGAAACGAATGTTCTTCGACTACCAGGCCGTCGGCGAGGTCTTCATTCATGCGGACTCGTACTACGCGACCGGGTGGCCGTCGAGGTTCCACATCCTCCCGCCGTGGAGCGTGAACGTCGAGATCCGGGACGGGCTCCGGGTCTACAACGTCGGCGACCTCGACGTCACGTCACGGATCCTCCACATCCGGTACCTGTCGAGCGTGGATGACGCGCACGGCCACGGCCCATTGGAGGCCGGAGCGGCCCGGCTTGTCGCGTCCGAGGTGTACGCCCGATACGCGCTGAGCCTCGCCCAGTCAGGCGGCGTTCCGCCGTCGGTGCTCGAGCACCCGGAGGAGCTCACCCCGCAGCAGTCCGCCGACCTGAAAGCCCAGTGGGTCGCGGCGAGGCAGTCGTCGATCGGTGAGCCCGCGGTCCTGTCGGGCGGGCTGATGTGGAAACCGACGCAGGTCAACGCCCGCGACATGGGACTGCATGAGCTCACCGAGTTCAACGACGCCCGCATCGCCGTTCTGCTCGGCGTGCCGCCGCACCTCCTCAACCTTCCGTCGGGCGACTCGATGACGTACGCGAACGTCGAATCGATCTTCTCGTACCACTGGCGGTCGAGCCTCCGTGTTCACGCACACGCGGTCATGCTCGCCCTGTCCGGCTGGCTCCTTCCCCGGGGGACACAGGTTGAGTTGAACCGGGACGAGTACGTTCAGCCCGGCCCCTACGAGAGGGCGCAGACCGCGCAGATCCTGAACGCGATCGTCGACCCGACAACGGGGCAGCCGGCGCTTTCTGTTGCGGAGATTCGGGCGGCCGAACGGCTCGACAACACCGCACCCGCGAACGTCGCCGAAGGAGTCCTGAGATGAGCGAACAGCCGGCAGGCGAGCTGGAGTTCCGGTCCGCGACCCAGGTCGGGGTGTCGTTCCCTGACCGCACGATCGAGCTGATCGTGATGCCCTACGAACAGGAGACGATGGTCGAGTACCGCGGCCGGATGGTCACCGAGGTCGTGTCCCGCGGCGCGTTCAACGGCATCCAGAGGCGCATGGTGAAAGCGAACCGTGACCATGACATCACCCGTGTCGTCGGTCACTGCGTCGGACTCCACCCCAACCGTCAGGAAGGCCTCGTCGCGGAAGTCAAAATCTCGGATGTGCCTTTGGGCGACGAGACGTTGACGCTCGCCAACGACGGGCTCCTCGACGCCTCAGCCGGGTTCATGCCGCTCGGCCCCGACGGTGAGCAATGGGAAGGCACAAACCGACGCCGCATCCAAAAGGCTTATTTGGCGCATGTCGCGTTCGTACCCGAACCGGCATATCAGGGCGCCCGTGTGCTTTCCGTCCGCTCACACGGGCTTACAGAGCCTCCTGGGGGGTTCTCCACGCCGAACCTGGATGAGGTTCGTGCGTGGATCGTTGGGTTGAAGTATCCTCCGCTCGTTCGCTGAACTACCAGCCGTGGCACTGGGTGGCCGGCTGTTGCGGGGGAGGCGACGCTCGAGCGAGTCCTGTTCGTTCGCGTCGACCAAAGGGAGGACCCCGTAATGGGTGCCACAGACAAGATCCTCGCCCGCTACGCAGCGGAAGCTGAGGAGCATCAGGCCGTCATCGAGTCGCTCGCCGCTGACGCCGAGAAGAACGGCCGCGACCTGCTGCCGAAAGAGATGGAGATGATCGAGGTTCGCCGTGACCGGCTGAAGGCGCTCGGCGAGCAGATGGAGCCGTTGAAGGAGACCAGCCGCATCGGCCTCGAGTCCCGCAACCGGATCTCCGAGCTCCACGAGATCATCGCCGGGCAGACCCCGGAACGGCAGGCCGAGGTCGAGTACCGCTCAGCCGGCGAATACGCACTCGACTACTGGCAGGCCGCCATGGGCGTCGAGGCCGCCGTGAAGCGGTTCACGACCTACAACCGTGCCGCCGCACACCAGACCACGGCGGACAACCCCGGCCTGTTGCCGTCGCCGATCGTGGCGCCGGTCATCAACTTCGTCGACCAGTCCCGCCCAATGACGACGTGGCTCGGGCCGCGGCAGATCTCGACGCAGACATGGTCGCGGCCGAAGGTGACGCAGCACACCAACGTCGCGTTGCAGCCCGTCGGCGAAAAGAACGAGCTGGTCAGCCAGAAGATGACGATCACGTCGCAGACAGTGACCGCGAAGACGTACGGCGGGTATGTCAACATCTCGAAACAGGACCTCGACTGGTCGCAGCCGTCGATCCTCGACCTCGTGATCTCGGATCTGGCCGGGGTGTACGGGGTGGTCACGGAGGCCGCACTCGGCGCCGCCGTCATCGCCGCCGCACCGACGTCGGACACGATCCCGACCGGGGCACCCACCGTCGCCGCGCTGAACGCCGCATTGTGGAAGGCGGCCGGCACGATCTTCAGCGCGACGAAGGGGCAGGGCCGCCTCGCGATGTTCCTGCCACCGGATCAGCTCAGCGTGTGGGCGCCGCTGTTCGCCCCCATCAACCCCACGAACGCGATCTCGCCCGGGTTCGAGGCTGCGAATTTCAGCAGCGGTGCGATGGGGCAGATCAGCGGGATCCCCGTCTACATGACCGCCGGCCTCCCCGCCGGCTCATCCGTCGTCGTGTCCTCGTCGGCGCTTGAGGTTTATGAGGACAGAATTGGGTCTTTGCAGGTAATCGAACCGTCAGTTTTGGGTCTGCAAGTGGCTTACGCCGGGTATTACACATGGCTGGTTGTTGAGCCGACAGGCCTGGCGGAAATCATTAAGACACCGTAATGGGCGACGGCGGAATTCTGTGGGACGCCCCGAACCAGCAGGTCGTCCGTGACGACGCATCCGCACCGTGGGATGAGGGCACCGGCGGATCGACCGAGGAGCCGACCGGCGAGACCAGCCCGGAGCCGACGCTCGACACGATGACGAAAGCGCAGCTCCTCGAGCACGCGCAGGGCCTCGGCCTCGACGTCGACGACAGCATGACGAAAGCGGACATCAAGGCGGAGATCGAGGCGAACTGATGGCGTATGCGACCGCGGACGAGCTCGCCAGGATCCTTCAGCTGACGGGCCCGTCCGCGGCGCAAACCGCCGCGCTCGACCGGGTGCTCGAGGCCGCGACCACGGAGATCGACGCCTACCTCGCCCTGACGACGCCGCTGGTCGCGCCGTACCCGGATCTGGTGGTGTCGGTGAACCTCGACCGGGCCGCCGACATCTGGAAGAGCGAGCAGTCGCCGTACGGGATCGTGAACCTCGGCGGCGAGACCGCGCCCGCGTACCCGTCGCGGAGCTCGTGGCCTC